AGATGCAGACTAAATATAGTGATAGAGGAAAGTAAATAATGCCATTTATCGGAAAACAACCACAGGCTGGTGCATATTCAAAGTTGGATTCGATTACGACTTCAGCTACTGCTACCTATAATTTGACACTTGACAGTGGTGCATATTACCCTCAGAGTGCAAACCATTTGTTGGTTTCACTTAATGGTGTTATTCAAGCTCCTCAAGATTCATTCACAGTCAGTGGTTCACAGATTATCTTTGACTCTGCATTGACTAGTGCTGATGTTATTGACTTTATCATTGCACTTGGTGATACACTGGATATCGGTGTACCTAGTGCCGGTTCTGTTAATACAAGTCAATTGGCAAATGACGCTGTAACAACTGCAAAGATTGCTGCTGGACAAGTTACTTCTGCGAAACTAGATACGAATATTGCGATTACTGGTGACTTAACAGTAGATACAAATACACTTCATGTAGACTCTGCTAATAATAAAGTAGGTTTGGGTATAGATCCAGGCACTTTGCCGGCATTTGCTAATCACGCTATTTTAGTATCAAACGGTGGTGGAATTAGTGTTACCTCTTCTTCAGCTGGAGATAATAGATACATTTTCTTTGGAAATGGAACATCTTCATCTGATATTCAACTTGCTGCTATTCAAAACACTAATAGTGATTTGATTTTTAAAGGTGCATCTGGCTCTGAAAAAATGAGAATTTTGAATGCTGGCGGCATCACCTTCAACGGAGACACCGCTGCGGCTAACGCCCTTGACGATTATGAAGAAGGCACTTGGACAGCAAACATAAACTTTGGCAGTAACACCGGCAGTAGCACTGGTGCAACTTATGGTGAATCAACAGGAAATTATGTCAAAATTGGCAACCTTGTTCATGTGCAATGCCGCATTTCGTTAACCAACAAAGGTTCTTCAACAGGTAGTGCAAATATCACTGGATTACCTTTTTCATCTAACGGTGGTGGCGTGCCTATTGTGCCTTTTGCTTGTTGGTACACGGCTTTCGCAAATGTTACCAGAGGACAAGTTGTAATTGGGCGTATTGACAACAATGCACCTGGCATTGAGTTACGTTTCTTAGATGGAAATAGCGAAGCCTTGCTAAGCGATACCCATATAGCAAATAATTCTAATATTGCCCTTTCTGGCACTTATTATACTACATCTTAACTCTATTGGAAATAGGGTTGGACAGGTGACACGCTAAGTCACGATAATCAAAAGGAGACAAAAAATGGCAATTAGTAAAAGAACAGAAGAAGATAAAATCGAAATCGTTGGACAGTTCAAGCACATTCAAGTGAGAACTGCTACTGTGATTGAAGAAGATGGTGTAGAACTATCTCGTTCATTCCACAGACATACAGTTGCGCCAGGCGATGATGTATCTTCTGAAAGTGCAGATGTTCAGGCACTTGCAACACAATTCCACACTGCTGAAGTTGTTGCTGCATATGAAGCACATCAAGCTGCTAACGCACCAGCTGTTGATGACGAATAAATATAACTAAAGGGGATAAGTGATGCCACTATCTAAAGTACAAGCACAAGTTATAGAAAACATTGACGGAGGCGGCTCTGATGCTGTTTTCTTTATCAATGATCAGACTATGACAGTAGACTATACTCTTGCTGCTGATAAGAACGGCGTAACTGCTGGGCCTATCACAGTGAATAGTGGTGTTACCCTCACAGTTTCCTCTGGTGCAAGATTGGTGGTAGTATAATGGCGATTACATTAGACGGAACAAGTGGAATTACAACTCCAGGCATTGTTGGAGACTTGAGTGTTTCTGGAAACACAACAGTCGGTGGTACATTAACTAATACTGGATTAATTACTGCAAGTGCTGGTGTTGCAATCGGTGGAGTTGGTGCTGCTAATACTCTTGACGATTATGAAGAAGGCACATGGACTCCTGTAGATAATGGTGGAAATCCATATACTAATGGTGTAAATGCTACATATACTAAAATTGGACGGATTGTTTACTTCAATTTTGATGTTTCAAGCACTGGAAGCACATCTGGAGCAACGATAGCAGGTCTGCCTTTTACAGCTTCTCCCAATTCGGTGACTGGAAACTGGTCTGTTTATGGTGGTTACTCAACATCCAATGCCGACCTTTGGGGTCATGTTAACCATTCCTCCAATGCAATTACAATGTATGTAGGCAGTTCTAATCACACTTTAAGTGGGCGTTGGATTGGCGCAGGATTTTATTATACAGAATCTTAATAAATAAGAATATGAGAAACAGGAAAAGTAGATGAGTAAAATTGCGATAACACCAAATGCGAGTGGAACTGGAACAATAAACATTGTTGCTCCAAACACGAATACTGATCGCACTTTGACTATTCCAGATGTTACTGGAAATGTTGTGACAACAGGTGATACTGCAACTGTATCAACCACCATGCTTGGAACTGGTTTAGACCTTTCTAGTAAAGTTTCTACTGGATATGAAACTCTTTCAACTCATGTAGTAACAGCTGAGTTTGGTGGTGTTGGATTTCCAACAGGTGGTCAAAATGTAACTGTTGGAACTCTTACAATTCCTAGTCCAGGCATTTGGAGAGTTGAAGGACAGTTCAGATTAAAATGGAATGACACTACTTATTTTGGTAAAATGTTTCTTTCTACTACAACAAATTCCCTTACAGGAGAGATTGGTGACCATGTAAGTGGTGGTAGTGCTAATACTGCTGTTAGGATGATTTATGAAAGAGTAGCAAATAATAGTTTTGCTAATTTACTTGTCACACCATCATGGATAATTGATATTCCTCTTGGTTTAACAAGTGGAGACACGATATACTTTATCATGCAACCTTCAGCTAGTGATGCAGGCGCTTCTGTCGTTAATGATGTAAACGGACAACAGGGTGGACAAGCAATAAAAATTGCAGAAACAACCACTAGTGGAACAACAATTACAGCGAGGCATTTTTAATCATGGATAGAATGGAAATTATAATGCAGGCAATAAACGCTCTTATTCCAGATGCAAGATATATTATTAGAGAAAATTTTGATGGAGTAGAGTGGTTAGATGATAGAACTATGCCAACAGAATCGGAAGTTCAAACAAAATATGATGAGATTATTGCTGCTGAACCGTTAAATTTACTTAGATTAGAACGCAACACCAAACTCGCAGAAACAGATTGGGTTATCACCATGCACAAAGAGTTGGGAACAAACATTCCTGCTGCATGGAAAACATACAGACAGGCACTAAGAGATATTACAGATACATATACATCACTGGATGATGTTGTGTGGCCGGAGAAACCAGAATGAGTACATTAAAAGTAGATACAATTACAGATTCTTCTTCTGGTTTAACTACAACCATTAACGGATTTACTCCAAACATAGGTAATATGAGAGGAAGAAATCTTGTCATAAATGGCCATATGTTAATAGCTCAAAGAGGCACTGGAGCGTTTACAGATAATAATGGGTTTTCAGTAGATAGATGGAAAAATATTAGTAATACCACTGATTTTTCTGTTCAACAATCTTCGGTAGTTCCTAGTGGACAAGAGTTTACAAAATCTGTTCATGTAACTCCAACAGCTACAAAAACACATAATAGTGGTGATTATTTCTTTATCTCACACTATGTTGAGGGATATAATATTGGTGGTTTAGGATACGGAACTAGTGGTGCTAAAACTATTACTGTTTCATTTTGGGTAAGGTCATCCAAAACTGGAACATACAGTCTTGGAATGAAAAATGCTAATGCTAGTAGGTCTAGACAAAATGAATATACTATAAGTGTTGCTGATACATGGGAAAAGAAAACTATTGTTGTGCCAGGCGAAACAACAGGCTCGTGGCCAATTGATAATACAAGAGGTATTGCTTTTGATTTTTGTTTGGCTGGACAAGCAACTGCTACAAGTAGTGTAAACACTTGGTTATCTAATAATAGTAATATGTCCACAAATCAAGTAAACTTCTTTGATAATACAAATAATAACTTTTATCTAACTGGGGTTCAAGTTGAAGTTGGCAGTGAAGCAACGGATTTTGATTACAGATCATACGGAGAAGAGCTTTCGCTCTGTCAGAGGTATTTTCAAATTTTTGGTTCTAAAGGTTCAACTGGAACAAACGGAGATATATTCCCTGGCTTTTATAGAAATTCATCACAGGTTTTTGTTCCAGTGACTCTACCAGTTACCATGAGAACAACTCCTAGTTTTACTGCAATTTCTAATAGTGGCGCACAGTTTTCTAGTCAAACACAAGACACACCAATTACAAGTTTTGCAATATCAAACACTCCAACTCCAAGAACTGCATTTGTTGTAGCGAATAGTAGTGCTGCTTTTGCAGCTGGTAATGGAATTGTATACACTAATAATGGTTCAACTGCTGATGCCTTTTCATTTAGTGCGGAGTTATAATCATGTCTTATAAATTAGTAAACCCCATAGTTGGTGAAGAGATTCAAATTGTTCAAAGAACAAATGATGATGGAACATTTACATATATTCCTTTAGGGGTAGAAGAAAATATAGACTACCAAGAATATCTTGAGTGGGTTGCAGAAGGCAATACGCCTGAACCAGCAGACGCAGAATAAATAAAGAGAAATAGAGAGAACGCAAATGCCAATTTCAAGAATTAAAACAGACGGTATTCAAGATGACGCTATCACATCTGCCAAGATTGGTGTTGATGTAATTATTGCAGATGATCTTGCTGCGAACTCTGTAACTGTATCTGAAATTACTAACGGTGCAGTGACTTCTGCAAAACTGGATACGAATATTGATATTGCTGGAACACTAGATGTTACTGGAACATTAACTGCTGACAGTAATTTATTGGTTGGTTCAACCACTTCTGTTGGTAATGCAAATGCAAATGAATTAGAACTTACAAATCCTGTTGGTTCGGGAACTGTAGGGATGACATTCAATGTTAATTCTGGTTCTTCTGACACTGGTAATATCTACTGGAGATCAACTACTTCAAATAATAATATTCAAATTGTTGGCGATCCAGTAGATAATTATTTGAAGTTTGTAACAGCTGCCGTTAACAGATTACTAATAGACAGCGCCGGCAACGTGGGCATTGGAACGAGCTCGCCGTTAGATTTAGTGCATATACTAGAAGCTAACGGCACAAATACATCTACTCAACTTATGTTGCAAAATAATAACCTTGGCAGTGGCACTGCTGGAATTGCCTTTAATGTGACAGCAACTGGTGAAACAGCATCTTATGCTCCAAAGGGTGCAATATTATTTGAACGTACCGCTACTAATGGCAGAGGTGCGTTTAAGTTTATTGTTGATAATGTTGATGACACAAACCCATTTTCTGCGAGTGATGAGGTTATGCGTATTTCGGCCGATGGCAACGTGGGCATCGGCACGACCACTCCTTCAGAAACACTTGATGTTTCAGGTGATGCAAGAGCAACAAGACTAATAGGCAGACAGCTTATGGAAAGTACCTCAGGCGTTGGTTCTGATACTTTTTCTGTGGTGGGTGGTACTTCATCAAACGCATCTACAAGTCATGGTGCTGTGTTTTTTAGTAAGCACGTAGATTCCTACGCTTTACTAGTAGGAACACATGATGCAACATTTAATTCTTTTGCTGTAAAAGGCAATGGCAACGTGGGAATCGGAACAACTGGCCCACAGACTGCGTTGCATTTATATGGTGGAGATAATGCAACCTCACTATTAACATTAGATGATACTGGAACTGGTGGTGGTCGCAAATGGTCGTTTCGTCCAGGCGACCCTGTAACACCAAGTAATGGTTACTTTTCATTTCGTGATGAAACCGCTGGGGAAAACAGAATAGTAATTACTGATGGTGGTGAAGTTAGAGTTGGCCATGGACTTGCTACAACACAAATAAGAATACAGGCTGGTGGTTCAGTGTGTAGAACTTTTGGTAACACATCTGGTTCTGGTTTTCACTTTACTACTAATGCAATTTATCCAACAAATTTTGCTGGAAGTTTATATGATGCAAATATTAGTTTAGGCTCTGGTTCTTATCGTTACGCTACTATCTTTGCTACAAATGGAACAATCAATACTTCTGATTTAAACGAAAAACAAGATATTGAAAATCTAAGTGATGCAGAAAGAACTGTTGCAAATGCAATCAAAGGGTTAATAAAGAAATTCAGATTTATTGATGCAGTAGAGAAAAAAGGTGATGATGCTCGTATTCATGTAGGGGTTATCGCACAAGATGTAGAACAGGTATTTGTTGATGCAGGCCTAAACCCAAGACGATATGGAATGTTCTGTGAGGACATTTGGTATGAGGTTGATGGTGAAATAAATCCAGATGAACCTTATACAGCAGATACACCAAACGCTGTTAGAAAAGTTCGTTTGGGTATCAGATATGACGAACTACTTGCATTTGTAATTTCTGCACTATAAACCAAAATATCTAACACACAATCCTTATAAATAGAACAAAGGAGACTGTGTTCGATGGCGACTATTTCTAATTTATTCATAGACCAAAGTGCTGATTTCACTACTACAGTGACAATCAATGATAGCACTGGTTCTGCACTTGACTTGACAAGTTACACTGCGCTTGCGATGATTCGTAAAACATACGCATCAACAACCGCAACCACATTTACTTCGTCCTTTGTATCTCCACGAACCACAGGGCAAATTACAATCTCACTAACTGACACGCAAACTGCCGCTCTTGAAGCTGGACGATATGTTTATGATCTTGTCATAACAGATTCGTCTGGAACAAAAACAAGAGTGGTTGAAGGTATTGCGACTGTCAACCCAAGCGTATCAAGGTAGAGCTATGGCTATTACTGCAACAGTAAATACAACAAGAACTGTAGTTGGTTCTGTATCACAGGGAAACCAACCTCAAGTAACTCGTGTTACTGTTCCAGGCCCAAAGGGGGATACTGGAGCTCAAGCGTCAGCTGCTTCAATACAACTCTCTGCGTTGTCTGATGTTGATACTACAACATACGGATTAAATGATGGAGCTTTAATACAATATTCTACTGCAACATCTAAATGGATAGTGAGAAATGAATTGGATACAACCACTGGAACGATTACTTTCAACGGTGGAAGTTTTTAACAAATAGGAAGATAAAAAAATGGCAACTATTATTCAAATAAAACGCTCCACTGGAACGACTGCGCCATCCACCTTACAAGATGGAGAACTCGCCTATACCCACGGCACTGGAACACAGGCTAACAATGGTGATAGGTTGTTTATTGGTGATGGTTCAAGCGTAAATGTTATCGGTGGTGAGTATTTTACAACTAAACTAGATCATGTAGATGGAACACTAACTGCAAGTTCTGCTATCACAGTTGATACTAACAAAGCAGTTGATGATCTCTACATTGGTAACAATGCAACAACTGGTGGTTCTATAAAGTTCAATGAAGGAACAAATAACGGAACTGACTATGTTGCACTTAAAGCACCAAACTCTTTGGGCGCAGCTCTAACTTTTACACTCCCAAGTACAGATGGTTCTGCTGGACAATTCCTAACAACGAATGGTTCTGGTGAACTATCGTTTGGAACAGTCACACAGACACTTTCAATTGCTGCTGATAGTGGAACAAGTGATTCAGTATCTACTGGTGAGACAATTACATTCACTGGTGGTGAAGGTATTGATACCACAGTAACAAATAACACGATTACAATTGCTGGTGAAGATGCAACTTCATCCAACAAAGGTATCGCATCATTTGGTGGTTCATATTTCACAGTAACATCTGGTGATGTTGCGATTAATGATGCAACTTCTTCTGCAAAGGGTATCGCATCGTTTAATTCTACAGACTTTACTGTAACGAGCGGTGCTGTTACTGTAAATGCAGAAAGAATTGAAGATATTACAGCTGCTCAATTGGTGACAAATGGTTCACACACTCGCATTACTGCAACTTATGACGATGCAGGCGATGGTGCAATTGATTTGGTTGTTGACAACGACTTGTCAAACTATGACAACTCAAATTCTGGATTTTTGACAACAGAAACAAACGACTTATCAGCTGCTGTTGTTTGGGCAAACGTACCAAACGCAAATATCACACAAGGTTCTGTGACACAACATCAGGCTGCACTTTCTATTGCAACCACACAGTTGACAGGAACAATCACTAACGCACAACTTGCTGGTTCAATCACAAATGCAAAACTTGTAAACAGTTCTGTAACAATCGGTTCTGATACAGTTTCACTTGGTGGAACTCAGACAGACTTGAATGGTATTACATCACTTGATGTTGATAACATTACAGTAGATTCAAACACAATCTCAACCACAGATACAAACGGTGACTTGGTTCTTTCTCCAAACGGAACAGCAACAGTTACAGTTCCTTCTGGTTATGAGGGCCGTGCTGGTTTTGGTTCAGATTCACTTGTAAACAAGTCTTATGTTGATAGTGTTGCAAATGGACTTGATGTTAAAGCATCTGTAAGAGTTGCAACTACTGCTGACTTGTCTGCAACATACAACAACTCTAATGGAACATTGACTGCAACCGCTAATGGCGCAATCGCAATTGATGGTGTTACACTATCTGCAAACGATAGAGTTCTTGTTAAAGATCAGACTGATCCAGTTGAGAATGGTTTCTATAAGGTAACTAATACTGGTGGAGCTTCTGCTGCATTCGTTCTTACCAGAACACCAGACGCAAACGAAGCTTCTGAAATCACTGGTGGTGCATTTACTTTCGTTGAAGAAGGTACTGCAAACGCAGACAATGGTTATGTTGCTACACACAATGGCATCCCAACACTTGGAACAACGAATATCACATTCGATCAGTTCTCTGGTGCTGGACAAATTTCTGCTGGTAATGGTTTAACAAAAACAGGTAACACAATTGATGCAGTAGGAACTTCAAATAGAATTTCTGTAACTGCAAACGCAATTGATATTGCTTCAACTTATGTTGGACAGTCATCTATCACAACATTGGGAACAATTGCAACAGGAACATGGAATGCAGATGTTATTGGTGAAGTATATGGTGGAACAGGCCAGAGTTCGTATACTACTGGCGATATTCTTTATGCAAGTGCTTCAAACACTCTTGCTAAGTTGGCGTTGGGAACAAGTGGACAGGTTCTACAGTCTAACGGCTCTAACATCGTATACGGTGATATTGACGGCGGCACATTCTAATAAGTAGTCTAAAGGATTAAATTATGGCTACTGTAATTAAACCAAAACGCTCGGAGACTGCATCATCTGTTCCATCTACGAGTGACTTAGAAGTGGGTGAAGTTGCAATCAACTCTGCCGACCAAAAGATTTATACAAAGAAATCTGATGGAACGGTAGTAGAGGTTGCAAATGCAGCTGGTGGAGCTTCTGAGGGATTTGCAATTGCAGTGGCGGTAGCATTAGGATAAGAAAATATGGCAACACCAACAACAAGAACAGAATTTAAAGAATGGTGTCTTAGGAGTCTAGGAAAACCTGTTATTGAAATCAATGTCGATCCAGATCAAGTTGAGGATAGAGTTGATGAGGCACTACAATATTTCGCACAATATCATTACGATGGTATTGAGAGAGTGTATCTAAAATATCAATTGACTGCTGCAGATATCACTCGTGCAAGAGGCAATAATACTGGAACAACCGCAACTGATGTTGACGGTTCGACAACTGCAACTTGGTATGAACAAAAGAACTATATTCCAGTTCCAAGTTCTATCATGTCTATTGTAAAGGTATTCCCTCTGACTGATAAACAGGCATTGAATATGTTTGATATTCGTTATCAGTTGAGATTGAATGACTTGTATGACTTTAGCTCTACTTCAGTTATTCATTACGAAATGACAATGCAACACTTGGACTTCTTGGATCACATTCTAATCGGTGAAACTGCAATTAGACACAATCAACATCAAAACAGATTGTATTTGGATGCAGATTTCCAGACAGATTATGTAGAGAATGATTGGTTGATTATTGAATGTTATCGTAAACTAGATCCAGCAACATACACAGACATTTGGGATGATATCTTTTTGAAGAAGTATGCAACTCAGTTGATTAAGAAACAATGGGGTGCAAACCTTTCTAAGTTTCAAGGTATTCAAATGTTGGGTGGTGTTGCACTAAACGGTGATCAAATTTATACACAGGCACAGGAAGAGATTGACAAGTTGGAAGAACAGATTCAACTTGCATACGAACTGCCGCCTATGCATATGATAGGGTAAGTTATGCCAACAAATGTATATTTCGATACAGGAACAAAACCAGAGCAGGCGCTCTATGAGGATTTGATTATTGAACAACTTCGCATTTATGGGCAAGATGTTTACTATATTCCTCGTAAGTTGGCAGGCACTGATGACATCTTTGGAGAGGACATTGGTTCTTCCTTTGAGGATGCATACCTTATCGAAATGTATATGGAAACGATTGATGGATATGAGGGTGAGAAAGAACTCATGTCTAAGTTTGGTTTGGACATACAAGATGATGCAACCTTTGTAGTTGCAAGAAGAAGATGGGAACAATTTGTTGCTGTTGATAATAATTTGATTGTATCTTCACGGCCAAATGAAGGTGATTTAGTTTATTTCCCAAAGGGTAACAAACTCTTTGAGATTACTTTTGTGGAAGATGAAGATCCATTTCTTCAAGTCCACAATCTACCTACATATAAACTAAAATGCAAAACCTTTGAGTATGGTTCAGAATCCATTGACACAGGTATTGCAGAGATTGATGTTATTGAAGATGACAACTCTTTGGATATGTTGTCACATCAAGTTACTTTGGAAACTGCAACTGGTTCTGGTTCTCTTATATTGGAGAACTCAGTAGAGAATGCTGCGGCGTCCTATATAATACTAGAAACTTATAATGTTGCAACGATTGATGAGAATTCGCAAAACGATGACTTTGAACTTGCAGATGATAATATATTAGACTTCTCCGAATCTAATCCATTCGGTGATGCTGGGATGAGATAACTATGATTGGAAATTATTTTTATAACGAATCTACAAGAAATGTAGTAGTAGCATTTGGAACACTTTTTAACCAAATTCAACTTACAAAAAAGGACGCTAACGGTAATGTTACGCAGTCCATGAAAGTGCCTCTTGCATATGGGCCAAAACAGAAGTGGTTGTCAAGATTAACAGAAGACCCTAACCTTGCAAAAAAGGTAGCGGTTACACTTCCTCGTATTGGGTTTGAGATTTCTGGTTTGACATATGATGTAACTAGAAAACTTAACAAAGTAATGAAGGTTAAGAAGGTAACAGATGGCACAGACAATGAACAATTAAAGTCTGGTTTTATGCCTGTTCCATATAATGTTGATTTTGAATTGTATGTGATGGCAAAAAATTCAGATGATGCACTACAAATTGTAGAACAGATTCTTC